GCCCCCAGTAGGATCTGGGGATTCAAGGAACTCAATAATATCCGGATGACTTACATCAATGTAGGCCGCATAACTTCCTCTGCGGGTCGTGCCTTGAGCAAAAGCCAGAATATCTGAGTCCATTGTTTTTAAAAAAGGAATTGTTCCCGGTGACTTGTCGCTAACACTGCGTACGTTAGACCAATGCCCACCGACACCTCCACCACTTACAGAAAGCCAAGCAACCTCAGACTTATGCTCAATAAGCCCTTTAACAGTATCAGGTACGTAAGACAGGAAACAACTAATAGGAAGACCGCGATTCTTTCCTCCCGGGGCGGGGGCGTTACTAAGAATCGGACTAGCATACATAAACCATTGTTTAGAGACATAGTCGTATATCCTCTGTGCAAATTTTATGTCGCCTTTGGAGTAGGCTAATGCGGCCCTTGCAAATGCCTCTTGACTGTACTTCTCTCCCGGGAGGAGATAAAACTCAAGGAGCTTTTTTGCTTGTTCAGTTAAAAGAAACTCTCTTTCAAGATCAATCTGTATACCGTGATACTGCATTATTGTTGCCTACTCTTCTGCATCAATTGTTTTAACTCAGGATTCTTTTCTAACAAGTCTTCTAAAAAACTGTTGTACCAATTCACCTTTCCATGATTCATCTCTGGCGTATCTTTGTCATTAATACGCAATAGATATTTAAGCTCATTACCAATCATGTAACCTGAGAACTGCTCCGGTGTAAGCACAGAACGAATAATGTCAATCGCCTCCCATTCTTTTTTTTGGTAGTGCGAGGGGTTTCGCCAATCTTGTGAATTGCTCATTGCATTCCCTCTGTTGGAGTAAACAATAACTCAATCTGATCTTCTGATAAATTTTCTAGCATGTCTTGAGTGTCTTCGTGCATCAACATATTGATATCAAAATCTCCAGTTTCTAAAGCCACCTCGCCAATCTCTAAAACTTGATCTGGATAGTTTTTTGCGGAGATTGTTAATCCTGCGACTAATGCAATTACAGTCATGATTGCATCAAATCGATCCTCAGATACTTTACCCTCTAAATCGATAGGAGGGTCCATGTTGAAACCGTACGCAAATTGCACATTATTGTTATCATCAACTGATAACTTTATAAATGCTTCATCTTTTTTTAGTTCTAGTTTCATCAAACCAATCCTCTGGTATTAATTTATCTGCGTACAAAAAACCATGTTTAGTACACCAGTCTGCGTATGAGGTTTTAGATCCTTTTCTGATTTTTGCTTTAGAGTTAGAGAAAACAAATCGTATATCGTAATCTGTCTGTTGTTTAATCCACAGATGTTTCTTACGGTCTTCTAAGGTGAACCGCCCTTTTGTTTCAACCACAATACCATTAGGCAAGATAAAATCAGGAGTGTACGTTCGATCAACAGCGGGTTGTGTAAAGTTAATTCTTGAAGATGGGTCTTCATACTTAACATGTAGTCCCCGCTTTTTGATTTGATCTGCGACAGTCTTTTCAAGACCTGATTTGTATCCATATTTCTTAGCCGCCTTACTGAACGTCATTGTACACCGTGTAGTATTTCCAAGGCTTAGTCTTAGCTTGGCTTGCCGTAGACTCACGATATTGTAAGTTAGGCCAACACGTATGCTTGAACTCACAGAATTCACAGGTACGACAGATGTGTCTATTGCCTGTAGGCACTCGACGGTAGGTTTCTTCTACATCGTCAAAACATCGGGTAAACTCAGAAGCATCAGAAGTTATAAGATCATAGGTATCCTTTATAGATCCCAAGACCTCTTCACGTTTTTCTAACGTGTCGTTGGCCTCGACAAACTTCCATTCCCCGGTAACCTTGTTAATGGCAATCCACCCGCCAAAAGGTTTCCCGGTTGCTTCTGAGTACCCGAATCCTTGGGCCACGTAACCGAAGGTATCATCTTCGGCTAACGTATTGAAATCTTTAAACTTATTCTGGAAAGAGTATGGACTAGTAGACTTTACGTCCCACACTTTTCCATCGATAATTACATCGAACTCGCCGTCGATCTTTCGTTCATCTAATTCAAGAGAACACTTACCACTGGCCTCTTCTATAGAAACACCAGCCGCTTTCATTACAAAGACAGAGATAGCTTCTAAAGCATCTCCCATGAGCATCTTCATAATAAAATCGTAAGGTTTCTTTTCCTGTTCTTCAGGATGATGTTTCTGCATCCATAACTGGCAGGAAGGCCTACCAACATTTGACATACGGATACCGAAGTCTCTGCGCTTCTCTACAAACTGTTTACGTAAAGCTTGCTTAAAACTTTCGCCAGCCTCTTCAATTAACTCGTTGTAGTCAATGTCAAGAGGCGACTCATTGGTCGCCTGCTTGAGAAAGTTCTTAACGATAATTTCATTTCTGTTAGGAGCTTGCATTGATTAGCCTTCTGCAACAATGTCTACCAGTTCGGCCTCTTTTGAGTCAGTAACGGTTGAGCGAATTGCTTCATCGTACTTGCGGCGCACTTCAGCGTTAACCCCTTGAGTAAGAGTCACGATGTGCTTCATTACTTCACCATCTTCCAGAGACAGTTCGACTGTATCCTTAAAGTCAGGATTAAAGTGAGAGGTAAAATACGTAACCCCACCATTCTTTTTTCTTTCCGTAAACAAAGTTGAATTGACATTAGTAAACGGAACGCCTTGAGAATTTGATGGGTCAATTACTTCCTTGGTAAAGTTAAGGAAAGACGCACCCTTTACACGGAAGAGACATGGTGTAGGAGGCACTTCTATTTTTTCACCTGTAGCTGTAGCCCCTGTGTAGCTGACGATACCGTAAAGATAACGAAAACAGGTAATACCTGTATACCTCTTCTTTTCTGCATCCGGTAAAGCATGGAAGTCTTTACCGACAGGTCGGCCACAACGAAGAGATCCAGTCTCATCAATTGACTCAGCTTTATAATCACCAGTCATTGTGATCACGGTACGATTGACGACAGCCTGCTGTTCAGAGTCATAGTGCAAGTATTGCATGAAATCGCCCAATGCGCGAAAATTAACTTCTTTAGCATAGACTACGGGAATATCTTGACCCTGAATGAAGAACATGCCTTTTTTCAATGCATTGCCGTCATCATCTTCTTCCTGATGATTAATTCGTAACAAAGGAAACAGATCATTTGTCTGCTCAGACTTTGCTTGCTCTTGAGATGGACCGGCCATTAAAGCCGCTAACTGATTGACATCCAAGTCTTGGACATTCGCTGGTAAATTACTCATATATTACTTTTCCTTCTAGCCAGTTTGGACCACTCTTTATCTCAATATCGAGTGGTATAGACATCTCGTAATCATACCGATATTCCAACTCCCGGTCAACATTTTCCATCGCACTCGCAAGTATTTCTATAAGCTCTTTTTCTTCACCGGGGTAGACATCGATAACAATACTGTCGTGTACAGTTAATACACATAACGATTTCATTTGCCGATCTTTCATCTTTTTATCGACACGTATACACGCTAACGGAACAATATCTGCAGTAGCAAATGATTGCACCGGGTAGTTTACGATTTGTGTAGCATAGGTCACTCTGCCTGAACTTTGTCTTTCAACATTATACCACCGGAGTTGCCTACCGGATGGCAACGTAACGGTCCCATTTTTAAGGACTTGATTCTTGAGTTGGGTGTGCCATGCGGATAGACCGGAGTAAATATCGAAATATTGATTAAAATAATTCCGAATGTGTTCGGGTTCTCCGGCCCCACTGCCACCGTATAAAGGAGCGAATGTGTAAGCCTTGGCTTGCTGTCTTTCATCCTTAGTTACCTCTTCAGCAGACTTCATATTGATAATTGCCGCAGTTTGTTTGTGGACATCCTTACCTGTTTTAATATCCTCAAAGATTTGAGCATCTTGAGATAATACTCCTGCTACACGGAACTCCAAGCCACTAAAGTCTGCTTCCATAATACTGCCGCCATCAAATCTAGAAACGACGCATTTACGTACCGGGAACGTACCTCCACGAGGTTGATTCTGGAAATTAGGGTCAGAGGAAGATAGCCTTCCTGTTGCAGTGCGACATTGGTTAAAAGTTGTATGAAGTAGTCCAGAATGCCGTGTATTGCGTTGTATGCCCTTAACAAAAGAAGTTAAATAGGTAGATACTGCATTAAGCCTCTGCATCGATTCTAGGAAGGTTATGGCATCTTGGTTGTCATTTTCCCTTGCTTGACTAATCAAACGCCCAATGATGTCCTTACCAGTTACAAACCCATTAGCAGATGTGTCTAGTACATTGGACACCTTAAGGTTAAACCCTGCAAGCTCAGGTAACGCAGTCTGCTTTACACCGATACCGTTACATGTTGCGCACTTAGTTGCCTTCTTAAATGATGTACCGTCTTTCTTTATCTTAAAAAAACTGCCTTTGCCGTCACAATCATCACATATACTTGCACAAGTTTTGTACACTGGTTGAGTCATACGATCAATGGCCGTTCCTATTTCCCGACTAGACAGTCTAGGTCGGAACAGCGGTTTACCTTGTGCATTTACTCCTATGTTAAAGAATTCTTTCCATTCATTCTTATCGATTATTCTACGTGAATAAATAATCTCAGATAGTTGGGCAGGACTGTTCATATTGATTGGGTTGTCGCCCATAACTTTTTTACATATGGCTTGCATCTGTTCCTGCAGTTGCTTCTGTTCTTGCAAGTATTCTTCTTCAATAGCAGACAGTACGTCTGTGTCTATGCGGATGCCATTTGTCTCCATATCCAAAAGGACATACATCATTTGGTTCATCATAGTGACAGTAGGAAGCAACCCTTTATTGTCATCTTCTTTGTACGCTTTACTTTGTGCTAAAAAAAGTTCTGCACAAGAAACACAGTCAGAACGCCCATACTCATCTACCGTCTCTAGAGGCATGGCTTCATAACCAATCCCCTTGCTGAATGATTCCTCCACAAGCTCTGACTTCTTGAGATGGATATTGCGTCTCTTTGCAGACTCCGCTAATGACATACTCAATTTTTGACCACGTGCCAGTACATATTCTCCAATCATTGTGCAGTAATATTCTTTACCTTCAATGTTAAAGTTACATTGGCGCAACCAGTGTAGGTCGTACTTAAGATTATGACCTACCAGAACATCTGCAGAGTCAATTAGATTTTGGATTAATTGAAACCCCTGCTGACCGGAAAAGTCGGGAGGTAAATCATTATGTGCAAAGAATTCGTATGTCACATCTTTTGTGAGCAAGTTCTCATGCGCATAACACGCACCGACTGATACTAAATAATTATCTATATTAAAAGGACTGCCATCAATGCGCCCTTCAGAATCTCGCTGAACAGTATTCTCTACATCCAATACAAGATACCGTTTCCCGTTAATCAACATATCTAGATACTCTTGGTTCTATTAAACAAACGATAGTCCCATGCCACCCAGTAATCTTATTCTTACCGACAGTTAAATGTCTCGTGTAATCTGGCTCTTCATCCATACCGACAGCGTGGCATCCAATACCAATGATCACATCAGCTTCCGCAAATTTACCTGTCTTGCTACCTTCCATTTCTGAAGGATTAAGGATAGTTTTCCCTTGAGCTTCGGCAGATGCTTGACTAACGGCAATAAGTGCGAGACTGTGTCGCTTTGCAATCTCTCTAGCCTGTGTGTAGATTTCACGTAACTTCTCATCCGTACGTTGGAACATCCCGTTAACTTGAACTTTATCCAACTGATCAATAACAAGAACATCTGGCTTATGCCTTTCGCAATACGCATCCACTTCATCTATAGATACTCCCTGTGCGTCAAACATGTTGACATTATCTTTTACATTGGCCCACTCATCACGAGCGAACTGTGCATCCTGCTCAATTTCCTGTCTGCTCATCCCTGTCCATGCGGAGATGGCTCTGAGCATTGTCCTCTTGGCAGGCTCTTCGTTGACCATCGTGTGGACTGAGGCACCTTGCTCTGCGAATCCTCCGGGACCGTAGCACAAGGAAATATGGCTTGCGGTCTTTCCTGTTTCTGGTCTGGCGAATATGATGCATAGCTCACCTGCTCCAATACCGGGAACTTTATTTTTTAAAGATCGTATGTTGAATAACCAACGATTTTCATCTGAAGTATCTTTTAACAATTCATCTACATCCGTACTGCAATGGGTAATCTGTTCTTGGTAGGAAATCGTATCGCCTACTTTGTCGATCAGTTTCTTTAATGGAAGTAAATCCTTGATCTCTCCATCTTCCATGCGAATGCCAATCTGGGCAACTTCACCGCCCACTTTCTGCTTATAAGTTTCTGCCAATACTTCTTCGGCAACTTCTGCAGTCATGCCGGTGCGGGAGGCTATCTCCCTAAGTAGCATCTTTACGTTAGCTTTCTTGACTTCATTTAACGCAGGATTCTTTATATCGTACAGAGCTTCGACATCAGTCACAGTTAAGTCACTATCGAACTGCTCATGTGCGTCTACAATCGTATTATAAAGGGGTTTGAGGTCGGACCCATCAAATAAAGATGGATAGATCCTATGTTTATTGTTTCTGTAAAAATCTTTATTCAGAAGTAACTGTAACAGTTCTTGCTTCATGCTTTTTAATCTCGTCTTCTAATGCAGGGTAGTGTACAGACGCAGGGATTGATTTCCCCGGGGCAGACTTTAAAGAGTCTGCCGCTGATTTCCATTTTATCTCTCCCTTGTTTTCCTTAACCAACAAAATGCGCAAAGATATTTGTAAGATTGCCACAGGGCTTACATTTGCACTTGATCATTTACGTACCCCCCAAGGTTTAGTAATTAACCAGTGACCGAATGGTACAGCACCTTGGTACTCCCGGTCAAACGCTGAAGGTTTTTTGCCGCCTTTTGCTATCGTTTCAATTCTTTTTTGAGCAATTTCTTGCCTGTCACGGTACGGGATATCCATACCTTGCTTACGCAAAGACGTAATCTTTGCTTTAGTCGATGCGTGAGAGATGCCTATCTTCAAAGATATTTGCTCAAAAGTGATACCTTGTTTATATAATTTAACTAATTCATCCATTTGTTCTTGCGTCCAATGTACAAGAGGTCTTTTTGCTTTAGCCATTTCTAACCTTCCTTTTTGTTATTAAGAGAATCACTGTTCATAAATCGTGAGTCCCATCAGGTCACTCTTGTGGATCACTGCCGGGGTAAACGTACTCATCTGCTTTTGCATTATAAAAACCGCCAATCTGATTTATTGCAGAAGGATCAGTCCAATGTTGTTTTTCATACTTACTGATTTCTTCCTCAAGATCTGGGTAATGTACACTAGCGGGTATAGCTACGCCATCCTTCGGTTCTAGCGTTTCAGCCATAGCTTTAAACTTATCGTACTTAATAGGGTCATCCGCCATGTCGGCCTCATTAGCTAAAAAAAGCGCCCACAAATAAGCGCACTCACCTGTTAGGCTATTGCCTCCATAAGCACGTTTAATATAAGGTATTTTGCTCATTGTTTTTCCCTGATGCAAAAATATTTATGTTCCCCACAAATATTTGTAAATCCAATACTTTTGCTTTCGTCTGACATAAAGTGTCCGACACCTGCTATGGAACCAAATATAAATAAAATGAAAGCATATACTTTAATCATCTCCTACGCCTCCTTTTCCATGTCCCATTTAACTTTGTTTGGCGGTGATTTTGGCGCACGTTTCTTCTCAGT